TCAGAGGAATCTACTATGATCTTAATATCAGCCATTTGCCACCCTTAAGTATTCTAGGTCTATTCTCTTGATGGCCTCAATCTCCCAAGGCTCAATAGATGTTTCCGTAAGTTCTTTCCATGCCTTAATCTGCTCAAAGGTAATAGGCGCTGGGCCACTAAAGCCTGACCCTCTGCTAGAGTTTAAAGCAATAAAGGCAGACCAAACGTGGGATATTAGCATGGGGAAGGGTGTCGGGGGTTCCAATGCTTCTACTCTACGTCCAGTCTGCCTCTCTACTTGTTCAAGATGTTCTCGTTCTGTCGTACCATTCTGATCTGGCTTATTGAGTTTGAACTGATGTTCAGCCCACTCAACTAGCTCACAGATCAGACCTTCGTAAAATCCAGAGAGTCAGTCACAACCTCCTCAAGCTGGTTCTTAATCCAGAAGACTTCTTCGTACAAGTCTTTGGCTTTAGCAACGGTGAGCTTAGGTTTCTCTCCGTTATATGTAATGTCCCAAGCCTTAGTTGTCTTGGCTAGAACCTCCAGCGTAGCTTCCTCAATGTCTGAGTAGTCAACATCTTGAGACTTACTCTTTTGAGCTTTCTTAAGCCGCTTGCTGATCTGTTCGTGTTGGGCTTTCTTGTACTCTTTAGAATGGGGTGCAAGAATAGTAATCGTCATATTCGTGCCATCATCATTCTTTAGTACATCACCTGTTGAAGGGTGTTTAATCTCAACAACAATGTCATCTAAATTCGGTGTCAGGTCTTTTAAGTCCATGTCGGTTTCCTTCGGGGAGTTTAATGTCGGGTTGATTAATGTGGAGACCCCCGACCCGACTCAGGAGCCTCCACTACCTAGCTAGGTATCCAGTTATGAGGGGCGTGTGATCTTAAGGTTAGTACCTTCTGTGCTATCGTAGAGGGCTACGAAAGACATAGTGATCATACGGCTAGTTGGGCCATCAACACCAACATCAGCAGAGTTAATCTTAATCCGTGGGAATAAGAAGGTGTAAGCATTGCCGCCTGTAGGATCATCTACAGAAACCTCAAGCTCAGTTTCAGTCTCATTCAAGAAACGGTTGATTAATGAGGCATCCTCAAAGTAAGCTGTCAGTGTACCTTCGACTTCTGCACGACCATACTCAAGGGAAGGTGCGCTGTCGTCGCCAATAACAAAGGTAGCTGCATAAGAGTTATTGAGGGTAAAGTCTAGGCCAGTTACGATAGCTACAGCAGAAGAACCGCCCACGTTACCGATAGCAAGGTCGCCTGAGTAAGCATCAAAAGGTGCAGCGCCAGAGGCAGCATCCTGTGTCTTCTCAGTGGCACTCATGGTCATGTCTTTACCAACCATGCCGAAGGTTGTAAGAACCATCTGGTTAGGAGCAAGTGAGATACCCATAGTGGAAACTGTAAGACCCGTAAACAAACGAGCTTGGTCAATGTCAGCGGCGTAATCTTCTACTGAGAAGAACTTAGGCGTAACACCAACTTTAAGTACGTTAGTTGCCCAAGTGTTAAGCATAGCTGCCTCTAGGAATGAGTCGTAGTCGCCATCACGGAGGTCAACAACAATGTCGCCACCTACTTGACGGTTACCCTGACGGTCAACACGAGTCATACGGTCAGCTTGAATGTCATTGCCAGCTACACGATCTTTAGTAAGGTTCAAAGAGTGTGTGGTGAATGGGAGGTTAGTGAAGTTGCCAGCGGGTGTCGTACCAAACGTAGATTCAGTAATAAACGACAGACTGGAGCGTGAACCCTGTGCAAAGGCCATGTTGGTTTCTCCTATTGGAAGTTATTTGTATATGTACCAGCCGATGTTGATCGGAACAAAGTACCAAGGACTGTCTATCATACCTTGCTGACGTTCAGCGTAATCAATAGACACTATGATTGTTTCTGTATCTGCATTTGTAAATGAGATGTCAGTGGTTGCTGCGAAGGCGTCTATCACTTTATTAGCGTAGTCGTCTGCGGTAGCTGGGCCTTGACCTTCGGGGGAGAAGACTGTTACAGAGAATACACCTTGGTATCTCAACTGTGGGTTTAAGCCCCTTACAGCGGGTCTAGTGACTGTCGGGAGGTACTGTACCTTAAGGAAGCTAGTGCCTGTTGTAGGCTCAAATGCTACGTTCTCATAGGCTACAGAGGGTAGGTCCGAGGTTGCAGCTAAGTGGCTCTCAAGTGCAGCCCGAATATCATTGTGAATACTAGCCATAGGCGTTCCTTATTTGAGCAAAGACTTTGTAGCCCGGTCTACGCCAACTTGGACCATCTCCCTCTTCTACGTCTTGAGCGTGTGGGGATCGGTTCCTAATGACAACCTTATCATCCGTAGCTATATCGTACTTGTTTATGTCAGAGTAAAGGTTGTCTCTAGCTATCTCTGTGAACTGTTCACGATTAGCTGTACCTTGTCTTACACTGGCAGTACGAGCGTCAGAGCTTTTTCTGCGACCACCACCCTTGTTTACAGGTAGCATAGAAAATGATTCTACATAAGCACCAGTGTCTACAGGTGACCTAGAAATAGCAAAGTCTGCCATAGAAAACAGTTGGTCTTTTACCCTACCCTCCACTGTCTGACCAAGCAAAAGAAACTTGTCGTCAAAACTCTTATTTATCTTAATTGTGCTTTGCTTTGACATAAGTTATTCTCCCACGTCACAGATGTAACCTATAGCAGTACCAGCGGAAAATAACGACAGAACAGACTTGATCTTAACTGTGTCACCACTACCTACGATCAGATCATCAAAGTCGGGGATGGCGGCTAGGTCTAAAGCTGAGATAACGCATTTGCGAGTTCCACGAACAACCTCATCGTTACCACCTATGACACCTACGTTATAATTGTAGAGGTATCCTGTGACATTGTAATCGGTTGTAGCTGAGTTATCTATAGCACCTGTAGCTGGGTTATAAGTTCCAGCCGTTGTAACCTTGCGTAGAGTGAGGGTTTCCCCAAAGTCTCTAACTAGGTTAAGCAAGTCAAAGGAGCGAAATGACATATCTTACTCCTTATTCGTATTCAGGTGTTTGATAGCTTGGTGGGTTCTTAAATCTATCTCTGCGGAAGGAACCTTCGATACGGTTAGTGTTTCTCCTTACAGCCTCAACGGTACTCTTAGTGATACCCCCAGCTAAGACACCCACCGAAGCACCTGCGGTCTTACCCTGATACTCTAGGTTGTCTGCGAGAGCTTGGTACTGTTTTGCTAGGTCTGAATAGTCAGCACTTAAGGCACCACTCAGTTGTGTCGTTACCTGTCGGGAATACTTAGAGGCAATGACACGAGCAATCCAAGCACCTGAGTAGTACACGTTGTTACCATTCTCAGAGAGGGCAAACGTAACCTCTTCGTTCTGAACCTGCTGGTCAACTGTGTCGGTATCTCCAACCAACAGGCGTACTGTATTGAGACGACCAGAAGCCGTGGTGGTATCCAAGTCTGTAGGATCGTAAGACCATGCCATGTAAGTCGTCTCCGTTGTTTATTCTGCGAGAACCTTGTCTCTAATGTCGTAGAAGTCTTCTGAAATCCAGCGGTTGCTGTTTAGGAAGCGTCTGATAAGACCTCGTTGCTTGTCGTCAATCTTAGACTTCTTGCACTTCTTGGCTTCAAACTCTGACTTACTGGAGGTACGGTTCCTGACCTCAACATTAAGTAGGTTCACTAGTGTCTCTAGTTCCTTACCAGCCAGTTCAGACAGTCGATCTCCAACTTTATTCTGAACCTCTAGGTCTTTATTGTGGTACAAATAACCAGAGACGTACAGCGAAGCTACTTTATCTTGCTCCATGCTTAGTTCTAACCAGTTAAAATGGTCTCCACGTTTCCAATTCCTACCATTGGCAGAAAGAGGTGTCTTAATAAATACAGGCCAATCGACCTGCCAACCCAAGTGTGTAGGGTGCATAGGAACTCTCCATTATATGAATACTGTTATGTTCTTTTATATTTGGGTGAAACCCCAAGACTAATCTCAGGGTTTCCCTTTAGTATAGTAAGGTATCTTACTGTATGATTGCTGAGAAGAAGTAACCCAAGTCAGCACCTGTGACTTTCATGTCATAGGACATTTTAACTTGGATGTGTTCTGCAACCTGTTGACGCTTCAGAGCATCGTCAGAGAAGGACTCAACGGTAATACCGAGGTTGTTTACGCCGGGAACTGAGTTCCATGCGAATGTCAGACCAGCGGCAGGGGTCATTAGACCAGCGCCACGGGGTGCGTGTGCCAACAGAGCGTTCTTACCACCAATAAAGGCAGAAGATTCTGCCAGACCTTCAGCAGCAGTGTTCTCTACAGCTTCCATGACGAAGAAGTTTTCTACGCCAAAGATTTCTGCGAGTTTGTTGTCTGTGATCAATGCAGGGTTGTTGATGGTAGAACCACCGTTCAAACGTGCAAGGATATCTGGGTGGTTAACCAAGATGTCACGTACTTCTTTACCAACAATCATTGTGTTTGGTTTGAAGCCACCAGAAGTCAACTGCATAGTACGAGCGCCAACAGTAACGTCTGATATTGGTGTTGAGTTAGTGTAGTCGTTCCAGTAAACTGGGGTACCAGCACCACTAGCTGCACCAGCAGCATCTGTTGTCCAGACACCAGCTTTGAAGAACGTGTCAGCAAACTGCTTTTCACGATGGATCAACAAGCGGGTTGTCAAGGTCTGTGCGCCAGCAGAACGAATTTCCAACATTGCATCTTCGTTAGCAAGAGTTTGCTCATCGAAGTCCATACCAAGACCATAAACGTCTGCATAGTATGAGGAGTTGGAGATTGCCATACCAATACGATTTACTTCGGTACGTGGAGCTAGTTTCTTAACATCACCTGAGCGATTCATGTTAGCACGGTCATAGATGTAGTATTTATCAGACTGACGTGCAACACCTACAGTAGGGAACACTTTGTCAGCTACAAAACTAGCTTGGTCTTGTACAAATGCCAGCGTCAAGTTAGACAACGGCTGGTCGATATGTACCTGTGAGGGAGTTAAAAGAGGCATTATGTTATTCCTTAAATGCTAGATTAGGCGGCTGCGTTGCCACCTTGGATCATTTCGATTTCGATGATCTGACCGTCTACACCGTCTTCACGAGCGTATCCAAGAATAATATCACCAGTTGCTGCAAGCAAGGCTGTACCATCAGCGCCAGTTTGAATTTGGTCACCAGCGGTAATTGCACCACCAGCTTCTACCATAACTGAACCTGAGACGCATACTGTTACTGCGTTACCAGCAGTACCACCGACAAGACATACGCCCATGGCGTTTTCACCAGCGGAGTCAGCAAGGTCAACTTGACCGTCAGCTTCCAGAGTTACGAATTTAAATTGTGCTGCTGAGAGGTCTTCCCCTGCAACGAAAGTGCGGTTATCACGAGACTGCATAACGGCCATTGTTATTCCCCTTTGTAGGATTTATTGATGAGTGTACGGCCTTCATCGGTCTTAGCTACAGCAGCATAAGCCTTGGCAAATTCACTCTTTTTCAGTTGGTTTTCGTCCATGTAGGACTTTACGAGAGCATCCAGTTTGTCAGCAGAGGTAGCGAACTCACCGTCTACATCGGACTTACCAAATTCTTGCATGGAGGCTTCAAAGGCAGCATCAGCAGCTTTGAGCATTACCATAATTCCTTCGTCTTCTGAGAATGACTTCAGAAGAGACTTGGCTGCATCAGCTTCAAAGTGTGGCAGAACTTCTTCCGCTTTCTTTGTCAACTCAAGGTCAGCCTTTTCGATTTCATGTTCACGCTTGGCTACAGCAGCAGCTTCGAGTGCTTTCAGGACTGGGGCTGGGATGTCGCTCTTAGCAACCATCTCACCGTCGATGTCCATCATTTCTTCTTCCGCTTTCTTCTCGATTGAGTCAGCACGAATAACGTAACCGTTGTCAATCAGACCTTTGCGGAGGTGTTGGTTTTCGGCAGTAAGACGATCAACATCAGACTTAAGTGCCTCAACGTCAACTTCAGGAGCGGCTTTCTCAGCGACCTCTTCGGTTACAACTTCATCAGCCTTTTCCATGTCGTAGCCGAGAGCCTTCATAGCTTCGCCACGTCCACAGCCTTTGTCGTCCATGTACGCCTTTACTTTGGCTTCCATTTCTTCATTCATTTTCGTAATTTCCTCTTCGGAATTGTCACGCTTGAAGAGTGATACCATTGCCTGAGCATTGGCTGGACGATCCACAAGGGAAAGTTCTTCAAGGTGCAAGTTTTTCAGGAGATTAGGCAAGTTAGATTTCCTCCTTAATAGCACGTCCACCTATAGAGAACGCAGCGAGTTCACCAGATTTG